CTTTTGCTATTGGAACTTATGCCTTTGCATGTGATGCGGAAGGTAATCCTAATATGTTCACAAGGGACTTTGGGTATAATGTTAAGCAAGTAGTAGATCAGTACGCTAAGAAAGATGTGAACAATAATATCGTTTGGGACAATATCCCTACATGGATTAAATCAAACTATGAGCAAAAGAAGTACACCGAAATGGTTCTTCTAACTCAAGTTGTTTTACCTAATGACAGTTACGATCCATTAAAGAAATCATTAAATGCAGAAGATAAAAAATTCTGTTCATATACATACGTTCAGTCAACAGGGTCAAACTTGCCTCCTCAAACATCATCAGGTTTCAGAAATGAAAGAGCTGTTGGTATTCAGGAATTTATAAAGGTAAGCGGATTTGATTACTTTCCTGTTATTATCCCAAGATGGGAAGTAGCACCAGAAGAAGATTATGGTGTTGATGGTCCTGGGCATATAGCACTATCAGATATTATGACTCTACAAAAAATGGAGCAATATCGTTTAGAGGCTGTTGCAAAAATGGTTAAACCTCCTATGGTTGGTCACGCTAGTCTAAGAAGACATCAAGCTTCTATTCTTGCGGGTGGAATTACATACGTCGATGACCAAGGTGCATTAGCAGGATTTAAACCCGCTTTCGAACTTAATCCTAATCTTTCAAACTTAATTGAAGATCAAAGAGAATATACAGAGTCTATCCGATCTGCTTTCTATGAAGATTTATTCTTAATGTTGTCTGGGGATAAAACAGTATCTCACGTAACAGCAAGAGAGATCGATGAGAAATCATCGGAAAGAATGTCAGCACTTGCTCCTGTACTAGGACAGCTTGACCAAGATCTAAACGGTAAACTAATTCAAAACGCACAAATAATTTTAGAAGCTGCAGGGCGTATGCCTAAGAAACCTTCAGAACTTGAAGGTGAACAGCTAAGACCAGAATATATTTCTATCTTAGCTCAGGCTGCAAAAGTTTCTATGATGAACTCGATCGAAAGATTCTCTAACTTCACAGTAAGTATGGCGAACTCTCATCAAGACCCATCACTTCTTAAAATGATGAAAGCTGAAGAAACAATAAGAAAATATGCAGACTATGTTGCAATTGATCCAACACTTGTTACAGATGAAGATGAGTATGCTGAGATTAAAGCGGCAGCCGCACAGCAACAAGCTCAAGCACAGCAACAAGCTCAAATGGCTCAAGGAGCACAAACTGCTAAAGACCTTTCACAAGCACAAGTAGGAGAGAACTCTTTGCTTGACACCATGTTAAACGCAGCTCAAGCTTAGTATATAGTTTAGAGGGGACATGACAGAAAAAGAATTACAAGATCAAAATAGATCCGACTGTGAGTGGGTTACGTCTACTGAACAAGGGCGAAGATTCATGTGGAGTATACTATCCCATTGTGGAATCTATAGAGACATAGAAGGAGATTCGACTGACATGCTTAAGCAAGTTGGTAGAAGACAAGTCGGATTACATTTACTAGCATTAATATCAGACGCTTCAGAAGATCGTATCTTCGATATGATGAGAGAAGCTAAACAACGATCTATACAGGAGAAACTAGAAAATGAGCGAAGAAATCAAACCAACAGAAACAACATCGACGACATCATCGGAAACGGTGAACTCCCAAGCTACTCCATCAATACAAGCGGATCAGAGCCAGACTTCTAGTAAAGAGCCTGTTGCTACTATTGCTGAGGGGATTGCTAAACCAGAAGAGAAAAAAGAAGAAGCTCCTGTAGCAGATGAGGGGTATGATTTAGAACTCCCAGAAAATTCTATTCTTTCTCAAGAAGACTTAGACGCTATTGCAGAGTACGCTTCTATTAATGGTCTTAGTAAAGAAGCAGCTGAAAAACTGATTGCTATTAAAGAAAATTCTTATAAAGGTGGAATGGATAAAGTTCAAGCAGAAATTTCAGCAAAACATAAAGCTGATTTTGAAGCTATCCAAAAGGACCCTATCTTTATAGGCGAGCAAAAAGCAAAAACTTATGAATCGATGAACAGAGCTATTCAAACATTTGGAAGCCCTGAATTAGTTGAAATTTTAAAGACTCCTGAAGTCGGAAACAATATCGTAATTGCCCGATTTTTAAAGGCTATTGGCGATGCTATGGCTCAAGATACTATCCAAGGAAAACCTGCGGTAGCGTCAACAGAAGATAAAGGTAATCAAACATTACAAAAACTTTATCCAGAATTTTTTGATAAAAAATAAAAAAGTTGTTGACTCGATCTTTAAGTCGAGTCATGCTTTAACAGATAGAGTGACTTTTACATAAAAAGGAAATTATTATGGCTCTTTTAAATGCACAATACCCTACACTTGCTGACCTAGCGATGTTACCAGAGAACAAAGATTCTTCTGATGTTATTAATCTTCTTATTGCTCAAAACCCAATCCTAGAAGATGCTCTAGCATTAGAGTGTAACAAAGGTACTTACCACGAAACAACTGTGAAGACAGGTCTTCCATCAGTTACTTGGGGTAAAATGTATAAAGGTATTCCTGCAGGAAAAGGGAATATGCAAATGGTTAAAGATACTACAGGATTTGTAAACTCAGCTGCAGAAGTTGATACAAGAATTGTAGACATCTATGAAAAAGCTGAAGATAAAGCTTCTGTTCGTATGGACCAAGCTGCAGACCACCTTGAAGCTATGGCTCAAGAAGCTGCTACAGCAATTTTCTACCACGACAGTTCAATTGATCCATCTAAGCCAATGGGACTTTCTCCACGTTTCAATGATCTTTCAGCTGAAAATGCTTCTCAGATCATCGATGGTGGTGGTTCTGGTTCTGATAATACTTCAATCTGGATGATTACTTTCGATAAACGTGCTTGCCACTTGATCTACCCTAAAGGTGCTCAAGCTGGTGTTAAACGTAAAGACAGAGGTATCATTCCTGTTCAAGATTCTAACGGCGACAGATATATGGCGTACCGTGAAGAGTTTGAATGGCATCTAGGTGTTACTGTTCGTAACTGGCAATACCTTTGCCGTGTTGCAAACATTGACGTTTCTAACCTAGCAATCGATGCAGCATCGGGTGCAAACATCGTTAACCTTTTAACTGAAGCTTACTATTCACATAAAGGTCGTAGAACTTCTATGGGTAAAACTTTTATCTATATGAATACTACTCTTGTTAAATTCCTAGATTATCAAGCTCGTTTACAAACAGGTGTTAACTTGTTCTTAACTTTTGATAAAATGGGTGTGAACGCTAAAGAAGTTCTACACTTCAGAGGTATTCCAATAAGAGAATGTGATGCTATCCTAAATACAGAAGCTGCGGTAGTATAAGGTTTAACAACTTAATTAAAGGGATTTTTTATGATTTTAGACGACTTTGCAATTTTTTCAGACGCTCAAGCTATCACAGCTACAGCGGCTAGTACAAACTCATACGATCTTGGGGCTCCTGGTAAAACAGGATACGGCCAGATTCAACTTCGCAAGAGACTTGGTAAAGCGGGAGAAGTTCCTCTTTTGATCCAAGTAGTAGAAGACTTCAATAACTTGACTTCACTTCAGATTGATATTGAATCAGACGATAACTCTGCTTTCTCTTCACCTAAAGTTGTTGCAAGTCAAATTGTTCTTCTTGCTGATCTTAAAGCAGGATTCATCTGTGAAGAAGATGATATTCCAAGAGGGATGAACGAAAGATATATGCGTATCAAATATACTGTAGTTGGAGCTGCTCCGACTCAAGGTAAAATTACTGCAGGATTCGTTGCTGCTGTTGATGGTGCGTACGTAGGTAATAAATAATTAAATTCTAATTGAACGCACTCAGCAATGGGTGCGTTTTATTTTTGAGGGGCTTTCATGTCTGAAGATAAATCAAAGAAAAAAGTTAAAGGTAAAGTTAAAGCAATAGCTAAAGGATACTTCGGCGGAAAGATTATTCACGATGGTGAAGTTTTCGAATATGAAGGTTTTGGAAAATTTCCTCAATGGGTAAAAGCTGTTGAAGAAGTTAAGAAAGCTGAAGTTAAGAAAGAAGAACCTAAGAAAGAAGAACCTAAAAAAGACGAAGCTAAAAAGTCACCTTTCTCTAGCCTAGTTTAAGGTTGAGGGGGATATGTGCTCAATAAAAATGAAGTCGCAAATTTAGCACTAGGCCGATTAGGAGTTTCTCTATCAATAGTTGATCTTGATACTGAGAACTCAACACAAGCAAAAATAATTCGAAGACATTATAAAATATCATTAGAGACTCTTTTAGAACGTCATGGTTGGAACTTCGCCACTAAGTATGCTCCTTTGCTCCTGCAAGCAAATGACCCCAACTTAGGCTTCTCATATCAGTATGCGTTGCCAGCGGATTGCCTAATCCTTAGAGAGATTGCTGCGGATGGAATCTTCCCAGAAGTTAATCTATACGAAGAACAAAAAGAGCAATGGCAGGAAGTTTATACAGGAGCTTCTCCATCTATTTACTCTAATACTAAAAATGCTCATGCTAAGTATACAGTAAAAATTCCTGAGACTATGGCAATGCCTAATCACTTTGGTAGAGCTTTAGCGGCTCAACTGTCCATCGATATTGCACCATCGTTGATTACAAATAACTTTGGTAAGGTAAGAGATACTCTTAACTCTGCAGCGATTAACGATATTCATTTAGGGATCGCACAAGATTTAGGAAGACAACCTCTACAATTAGATTCACTAAGTCCATTCCATCGTGCTAGGTTTTAACTATGCCATCAGGAAAACAAACCTCGTTCGAATTTGGGGAAGTATCACCTACACTACAATTTAGAAGTGATGCTGTTTCCTATGCTTCAGGATTATCGAAGTTAAAGAATATGTTCGTTCGTCGAGAAGGTGGAACTTCAAACAGACCAGGTTTTAAATTCGTTAAAGAACACCCTAATCAAGTAGACATACCTGATATAGGGGGAAATGCGGGAATTAAAGGTTTTACTTTTTGGGATACTGATAACAATGAGTGGAAAACTATTGAATACTTTAACGGGAATACTTCCGTTTCTCCTGAATACAAGTTTTCAATAAATGGGGGAAGCCCTTTAGTAATGGGATACTACGATAAAATATTGGCTGTCTCCCCTGATAAAATAAAATTTAATTTATTAAAGGACAGAATATTTATCACACCAGAAGCTACCCTTTATAGAATAGGGGGAGCGATAACAAGAAAAGGGAACATGTCTGTAATTATTTCGGGGGTGTACTCTGGGCAATTGTTGGACTATATAGCTTCTACGAACTTTGTTACAGCAATAAGCACATTCACTACTCTATCAGGATATGTACTCTTTACAGGTACGGTACTTGCTCCTGTTTCATATTTAGTTACGGCGGTATTAAAAGATGGGCAAGAGATTTTTGTTACAGAAATTAAAACAGACGCTAACCCTGCATCGGTTAAATATCCTAGCGCAGACTTAATGAGTTTTATTGAATTGACCTTTCCTGCTGCACTTGTTGGGGTTAAGTATTTTTCTTTATATAGAGCAACAGGTAACGAGGGAGTCAACTCAGGAGCATTTTTTAAACTTGCGGGGCGTTCATTTTATAATAACGCACTTGTAGTAAAGTTTACAGATTTTGGTGCAGAAGATGCATCGATTACACCGCCTTTAGACGTAAGTACTTTAGTGAAAGCATCTCTTCCTGTTAACGATGAATATTTGGGAGGGGCGCAAACTGCGGCGTACCATCAACAACGGTTAATAATGGGAATGAAACCTGGAACAACAGATACAATTAAATCTGGGGACATGGTAGCTTCTAAACTAGGGGCTACTGAACAAATAAAAGCACCAGTAATTTATTCAGATACGGGGTCTTTTCAATTCTCAATTCCAGTAACAGACGGAACTCCTGTTATTGCTTTACTTGCAATGCAAAACTTAATAGCTTTCACAGAGAAAGCCGTATACGTAGTTCGTGGTGGTGAAAGCGTAGGTCAAGGAGTTTTAACTCCAACATCAGTAACACCAATTCTAATATCGGATGAAGGAAGCTCAACCATCGTTGAACCTAAAATGTCTGGGAATAGAGGAT